TGGCGGTCGAACCTTTGATGTATACGATAAAGAAATGGAATTTAGATTTGTTATCGGAAATTATTCCATTCTAGGATATATAGATAGAGTTGATGTTTATGATGAAGTTGTTGAAATCATAGATTATAAAACTGGTAAAAGGGAGGTGGCTCAAAAAGATATTTCAACAAATCTTCAGATGGGAATATATGCCCTCGCCGCACACACCGCTTTTCCGGGAAAACAAATAAAAGCTTCTTTACATTATTTAAGAAGTGGGAGAATTAAATCTCATCAATATACAAATGAAGATATTGAAAATGTTAAAACGCTGCTCATTAGTAAAATATCAAAAATAATGAATGATTTTAACTTTACCCCAACTAAAAATGAAAGGATATGCTCGTTCTGCGATCATGCCAAGAGTGGCGCTTGCGCTACCGGTGCCGCAAGATTACGAAGGATGTCTAGGGTTTAATATAAAAATAAAACCCAGGGGGTTGTCCCCTGGGCACCTAGTTTTACCTAGATTATATCTAATATGTATTATTTAATTAAAATTGAGCTACGGGATACTGTTCGATTGAAGCGATGATGTCAAAATCATGTGCTTCAACGAGCTTCACAGCCTCATCTACGGTTAGGCCAAGGTCCGTAAGACCCTCAGCTGCCATAGAATTGATCGTGTCCTTCACGCTCTTGATGATGGTGTTTGTAACTGACATGTTATTCTCCTTAATGGTTTGTTATTTGAATTGTTATTGAATATAAAGTATAATATATCTGTATTGACACATAGAGGATATCAGTAGTATGGCAGAAAAAACAACTCCAGAAAATTTTTTCCTAGAAAGATCTAGACTTAAGGGTCATCCAAAGGTCATTGACAAAAATTTGATTCAAAATCATGAAGACATTATACCGCCAAAAGGCGGAAGGGGTAATGTTTATAGACATACGAAATCAGGCTTCAGAAAAGATCTTAATCTTAATATGAGGTCAAATTGGGAAGCAAATACCGCTAGAATAATGAACTTGTATAAGATAAAGTTTGAGTTTGAACCAAAAGTTTTTTCTTTTCCAATTAAAAGAGGAACTAAATCATATACTCCAGATTTCTTTTTAATATCCACCAAAGAGTGGATGGAGATAAAAGGTTATTTGGATGATAAAAGTAAATTAAAAATAAAAAGATTTAAAAAATATTATCCGCAAGAGTTTGATAAATTGATTTTTGTTATAAGCAAATACTCTTCGGATGCGTTAGAGTTTGCAAAAGATATGCAAATAAAAAAAGTTTTATTTTATGAGGATATCAGATCTTTTTTTGCGGACAGAATATTTATATGGGAAGGAAAATAAATGGCCGCTTATAAGGAACAATACTACACTCTTGAAGAGCATGAAATGCAAGCCCTAATAGTAAAAGCTAAAAAGGGTAACACGAAAGCTCAGGAAGAGCTTTTGAAAGTATTTAGTAATTTTTTGACTAAATATGTTACAATGTTGTTTGTTGGCAAATATAGTTATTCAGATTATGATATTAGAAGATTCATGTCGCTGTTCGTCAAGGATACTTACGTAAGGTTTGCGTTGATGAAAAATAAATTAAACCAAGCTGGATACAAACACGTTAATGAGTGTATCCGGCGGCATACTTTACATGGTAAAAAGATATTGCACCGAAGAGGATGTGCAGCAAACTGTAAGGCTAACATTTTTTCAGTGCGTAAATAGATATGAAAGAAGGGATTCCGAAAAGGGCCCCATACCATTTAGCGCTTTTCTATATAGTTATTTTTTGTATTTATTGAAAAAGAATGTAGATACATTTTTGATAGATCAATTAGGAAGAAAATCTTTTCCCCTGATTACTCAAGATGATATACCAGGAGATTCTTCTGAGCAAGAAATTATGAAAAATGGATCCTATGTAGATACTAAGCAGTACGCAACAAATGATATTTTATTTTCTATTGATGTTGATGAATTGTGGGTGCTGGGTGTTGATATCAATCCGCCATTTGATAGACTTTCTGTTCAGGAGAGGCAGTTGATTAAATGGAAATATATAGATAAGAAAAGGTCATCTGAAATAGCCTTGAAGATCACCGAACATCCGAATACGGTGAGAGAACACATATCTAAGGTAAAAGACAAATTGAAGGATATACTGAAGGCAGATGGAATGGAAGAATATTTACTAATATCAGGACTAGAAAAGGAAGAAGAAGAGGAAGATGACTCAACTACCCGCAAAAGAAATCCTAAATAAATTAAGTGAATTTTTAAATCCTCAACTAGAGGAACTGCTACAGGCATTTTCTTCCAAGGAAGAGACTGAAAAATATTACGTTGAAATACCGGACACCAACTATATTGATCTCACCATTTCTGATATTGCCTCGTTAGTTGCAAGATCTTCAAACGTATATGGAAGAGCAGCTCGATTCGCCGGAATTGCTAGAGCACAATATAAGTTATTAGAAGCTCAATACAAGAGAATATATAAGGCCAATAGAGTGGGTAAGAACGAGGCGGAAAGAGAAGCTGCTGCGGCAGCTGCAGCTGACGAACAATACATGGCTTTATCGGCAGTTGAAGCGGTTGTTCAGTTGGCAGAATCAATGGAGCTTGCGGCAAGAATCTCGTCGGAATCTGCGAGAAAGCTTATGGACAAGGTTCAATCCATGCAGGTTGCTGCAGCAAGAGGGGAAAAAGGCTTCTTCTCAGAGAGCGATTTTTCAACTTTTTAGAAAGGATATAATATGTATATAGGTCATTACAAATCTGTTTCTTCTAATTCGAAAGAATTTTATTCTTCCAAAAGAGAAGAATTAGATTTTCCAGTTCAAGTTGAATATAAGGGAGAAAGATATTCGTTGGCTACCACTTATATCGCCTCAACAAAAAGTCAACAGCAAAGAATTAAAAACAGAGCAAATCAGTTGGGTATTTTGTTTGGCGTTAAGGTTGATTGATGAATATTGAAGTTTTTTGCGATGGTGCCTCAAGGGGGCAGGGTCAAAAAAAGTATGGCGAATCTGCGTGCGCTGCAGTTGTTTATAAAAATAAAAAGAAAGTGGTACAATTTGCTCGAGGTCTTGGCAGGAGAACCAATAATGAAGCGGAGTATGAGGCGGTTATAACCGGCCTACTCATATGCTCTATGTCAGATTTTATCGATCCAATTATTTATACTGACTCTGCAGTTGTTGCTAATCAAGTAAATGGTAAATGGAGATGCAAAAATCAAGCCCTTATACCACTGTTGATGACGGTAGAGGAAATAAAATCTGAGTATAGATTTAGACTTATTCAGGTGCCAAGAAAATTAGTATGGGAACCAGATAAATTGTCAAATCAATTTTTAGATCACTTAGAAATAAAAAGCAATTGACAATAAAGCCTGATATACTATAGGAACTTATGAAACTTATGGAAACCGATAGCCACTCAATACACATGGTAAATAGAAAAAATACTTTTGTAAAAGATCAGCCAATCATATTGGGTTTAGCCGGTAAGGCAGGCAGTGGAAAAACAAGTGTTGCCGAACAGGTAGTTCCCAAGGGTGCAATTGAAACGCAAAGAAGTGGAATTAAGTGGGATCATATTTTTTACGCACTTCCGCTATATGAAATGGCTTCCATAAAGAAAAGCATACTTGGAATAAATTCAAAGTCCAGAAAAATGTACGCTCTGCATGAGGTTCTATATGAGCTATATGGGGGTTCGTCAATCGGTTTGGTGCCCGATTACCCAGACTTGGTCAAAATGGTTCAAGAGATAGAGTCAATGCCCATAGACCTAGGGGATGTAAAGCCAAGAACCTTTTTGCAAAAAGCGGGAGATGTCTGTAGGGCACATAGACCCAATGTTTTTGCCGAATGGGCAATCATGAAATCTGTTAGATCATACAGAGAATACCAAAAGTCTATGAACGATATTCCAGAAGAATATATTAATCCCTTCTGCATGATTGTGTCGGATGTTAGATATTTTAATGAAGCTGAATCAATACTGAAGCAGCCAAATGGAATTGTTATTTGTTTTGAAGCGTCTCAAGAAACTTTAAATTTAAGACTGCTCAAAAGAGATGGCCAGCTCATGTCCGAAGAGCACAGCTCTCACCCATCCGAAAATCAAATAGATAATGTCAAAAATATTAGCACCTGTGCTATAATCACAGAGGATATGACCCTAGAGCAACAAACTTTGGCAACAATCCAAATAATTCAAAATATACTGGAGGAAACAAATGCCTAAAATAACCAAAAATGCACACGAAGAATCATCTGGTTCGCCAATAGATCAAGTGGTCTCTTCCTTAGCTGGAGAGATAAGCCTGTCTAGCGACCCAATTTTTATATGTGGTGTTAACAGAAAAATTAATATTGGAAACTTTGAAAATGTCGATGTTTATGCTGGTATAACAATACCACTAAATAACATCAATCCGCAAGACAAAGAAGTTTTTGCGGAAGCAGTTAGAGAAGCCGCGGCATATGGGTTTTCTCTGGTTTCAAAAGAAACAGGAGAAAGATATACCCTTATTAAAGAGTCTCAACAAACAAAGTAAGTTTAAAATTTGATTAGTTACTATTATACAGGTATAATGTAGTTCACATAAGTCCAAACGAGAGGTTAAAATGTTTAAAAAGTTAGTAGAAAAATTAAAGAAATTGCTATTAAATTCCGTTCCAAAGCAGAGCAATCCAATCGCAGCTAAAGCTCAAGATGCGGCAATCAAAGATCTACTCGCTAAAGCCGATGAGGTTGTAAAGATTGTGGACAACGCTGAAAAAGAAATTCATCAGGAAGTTGTCAAGGCTGTGAATGAGATAAAGAAAAAGGGACGCCCCGCAAAAAGCGGTACAACCCCAAGTAAGAAGAAGCCAAGCAGCAAGAAGAGCGGCGGTGGCGGCGGCGATAGCCAAGTAGCCTAAATTTCACATGCTCGATAGATTCTGGACATTAGTTTGGTCTGTCTGGCTTGCTGTTTTCGATTTCTTAGAAAAGCTTGATAAGAGAAAAGAATAATGAACATTCAAAAATCCATTTACATAAGTGGACCAAGGATGGGTACAAATAATTCCACTAAAGGAATTGAATCTTCGCAGAAAAAAACTAAGAAAAAAATAAAAAGAATTAAAAAGGAGAAACGTCGTGGCTAAAAAGTCTGCAGTATGGCGACGCAAAGAAGGAAAGAACCCCAAGGGCGGCATGCCCGGTCCGATGAAAGACAAAAACAGCAGGCCCACTCGTAAGGCTTTGGCGTTAAGAAAATGGGATTGTTAATAAGGTATAATGGTTACTATGTCTAGGTATGTGAAAACACCTCAAAAAATAAAAACGGAACAACCTGAACAAAAAACAGAACAACCTGAGCAAGGGCAAAAAAA